GCCACCGGCAGGCGCCCCGTGCCGATTCCCTACGGCGCCCAAATCGAAAAAATAACCGGCGGACAAGTAACCCGCCGCGATTTGCGCCCGAATGATTTTGCGGAAATCTGGCCCGAATTAGCCACCGCTTAAAGTTTTCCCCTGTTTCCGCGATGCCGTAGCGGAATTTGCGGATTTTCCGCCGCGCCTGCCCGGCCTTGCTTAGGGGGGCAGGCCATCTTTTTGCCTAAATTTTGGTGATTTTATGGACAGACTGGATTTTGAAACCGTCAAATCGGCCGCGCTGAATGCGGCGGACAGCCTGCTTTCGCAGTGGCTGCCGGACGGCAAGCGCAACGGACACGAGTATGCGGCGCGCAATCCGACGCGCGCGGACAAAAAGTCCGGCTCGTTCTCGGTCAATCTCAACACCGGCGCCTGGGGCGATTTTGCCACCGACGACACCGGCGGGGACTTGATCAGCCTGTATGCCTACCTGTTCGGCTGCTCGCAGGGCGATGCGCTGCGTGCGGTGGCATCGATTTTGCGCATGGATTTGACGGTGCCGCAGTATGCGCGCAATGCCGCAGCGGCGAAGCCGAAAAAGCAGCCTGAAGACGACGGCTGGGAATGGGTGCGGCGGGTGCCGGATGATGCGATGCCGATGCACATCGCGCACATCAAACGCGGACGGCCGCAGCGGGTGGCGCGCTATTTGGACACCGACGGCCGCCTGATGGGCGCGGTGATGCGCTTTGCTACTTCCGACGGCGGCAAAGAAGACATCCCGCATACTTTGTGGCGCAATCGCGAAACCGGGACGCTGCAGTGGAAATGGCGCGCCTTTCCCGAGCCGCGGCCGCTGTACGGGCTGCAAGGCTTGGCGGCGGATGGCGATGTGCTGGTGGTCGAAGGCGAAAAATGCCGCGATGCCGCGCAGGAATGGGCGGACGGCTTGGGTATGGATTTGCGGGTGCTGTGCTGGTCGGGCGGCTGCAAGGCGGTGGATAAGGCCGACTGGTCGCCGCTGGCGGGGCGTCGTGTGCTGCTGTGGCCGGATGCGGACAGCCAGCGCGAGCCGCTGACACGCGAGCAAAGCAAGGAGCTGCGCGAACTGGCAGACGATACGGCACGGGCGGAATTTCAGGCTGCCTTAAACAAGCCGCTGCTGCTGGCAGAAAAGCAGCCGGGTATGGCGGCGATGCTTAAGGTTGCGGAGATTTTGACGGCGCAGGATTGTGCGGTGTCGATGGTGCAGATTCCGCAGCCGGGAACGTGGCCGGACGGCTACGATATTGCCGACGCGCTGGCCGACGGCGGGGAGCTGGTGGATGTGGCGCAGGCGCTTGCGGATGCCGTGCCGTTTAAAGGCACTCCCGCGCCCACGCAAAACGATGGCACAAGGGACGCAGCCGATGACGGGGCGGCGGGGGAGAGCCGCACGGCGGCCAACTTGACGCGGCTGAAAGCGGAATTTGCGCTGGTGGCCGGTAAGGAGCGGGCGGTGGAAAAAGAGACCGGCACGGAATACAGCCGCCGCGCGCTGGTCGCCCATTTTGACAAGGCGTCGGTGGAGAGCTGGTTTAACTGGGGCAAGGCGGATGTTTGGACACAGTACCAAATCAACGAGCGCAAACGCCATTTTGCGCTGACGCAGCAGCAGGCCGATGATGATGTTAAAGGCATGATGGAGCGTTATGTGTATTTGGACGGATCCAGCTCGATTTGGGACAATACCTTATGGCGGATGATCGACCAGGGCGCGGCCAAGCTGGCGATGGGCAGCGCGTTTAAGGTGTGGGTGGACAGCCCTGCGCGCCAAATCAAGCGCTTTGACCATGTGGTGTTTGAGCCGGGTGTGCAGATGCCGGATCACTACATCAATATCTACCGCGGCCTGCCGCTGGAAAAACAGCTACCCGAGCTGCTGCCGGCTTTGCCGCAGGGTGCGGGCTGGCTGGATGTGATGGCGGCTTTTCCGGGCTGCGCAGCGATACAGGAGCTGATTGCGCATTTGTGCAACGGCGATGCGCTGGTGATGCAGTACCTTTACTGCTGGCTGGCTTATCCGCTGCAGCATCCGGGCGCCAAGATGGCGTCGGCGGTGGTGATGCACGGCGATGTGCACGGCGCGGGCAAGTCGCTGCTGTTCGAGCAGATTATCAAGCCGATGTACGGGGACTATGCCGCCACTTTGGGGCAGTCCGACCTTGAGAGCAAATACACCGGTAACCGCTCGGGGAAACTGTTTATTTTGTTTGAAGAAATTTTTAACAATAAGCAGAAATACGACCAAACCGGCGCGATGAAGCATATGATTACCGGCAAGACGCAGCGGGTCGAGCGGAAATTTGTGGACAGCTACGAAGAAGCCAACCATATAAACTGCGTATTTTTGAGCAACGAAGCGCAGCCGTTTAAAATAGAAGAGAACGACCGGCGCTATTTTGTGGTGTGGCCGCGCGCCAAGCTGGGCGAAGATTTGAAAAACCGCGTGCAGGAAGAAATCGGCAACGGCGGTATCGCGCAGTTTTTTGCGCTGTTGCGCTGCCTGCCGCTGCAGCTGGACTATTATTATGTGCAGTCGGAAGACAAAACCCAGCAGGCGGTAATTGCGGAGACGGACTTTCCCGTGCCTTTCGATCCGCATACGCAGCCGCCGCTTACCGACGCCAAGCGCAATGTGGTAAGCTACGGGCTCTTTAGCTGGCAGACCTTTTTTAAAGAGTGGTCGGGCGGTGAAATCGAAGGCGTGCCTTACTGCTCGGCGATTACGGGTGATGTGTGGCGGCTGTATAAGTGGTGGTGCCGGCAGAATAACGAGCGCGAGTACAGCAAACCTAAATTTCTGCAGCATATCTCGACCAAGATGCCGCGGGCGGTGCGCTGGTGGCGTTTGCCGCACAGTCCCAATCCGGACAAGACTTATCAAAATCCGATTTTCCGCCGGCCGGATGTCCGTGCGCCGGACGGTATGGCGGAAATGGACTTTACCGGCTCGCAGGTGATTGATTTTCGCGATGCGGTAAACGAACTGGTTGGGCGCGACAATATGTGATTTTTTCTTCACAAGTTCACAAATGTGATGTTTTTCAGGCAGCCTGAAAGCCAGTATTGAAGCGGCTTTGTGAAGTTTGTGAACGATGTGAACTGTTTTTCTCCCGCGCGTGTACGCAAGTACACGCGCTTTGTTTTGCCCGCGCATCCCATTTCCGATTATCCGGCAGGTTTATGCAATCCATGCGCGTATTTTTATACTTCACACCATTCACAAACTTCACAAAGCGGCATGGATAAAGGGTTTCGGGGCGGTTTGGGAAGTTCACATTTGTGAAGTTTGTGATGTTTTGTGGCGGCAGTAGCTTTCAGGCTGCCTGAAAAGGTAGTTTATTTTGCGGTAAGTGTTTGATTATTGTATAATCCAAACACAATTAAAGCCCCGCATGACGGGGCTATCAGGGATTCTGTACGGCGGTTTGGTATGGGATTTGATGACTATCGACAATTTGATCGAGTTTTGGGCAGACTGGTCTGCCCGCAGGGATGACGGCGGCCTCGGATACGGGGGCAGCCGTTTTAACCGCCTGATGGCGGGGGAGACGCTGATGCCGGCTGCGGATGCGGCGTCGCAACTGCCTTACGGGGTGGATGGTGATGCGGCGGCGTCTTTAATCGACCGGCTCTTGTGTGCGATGCCGGAACAGATGCGGCGGGTGGTGTGGGCGGAATACCGCTCGGTCGGCCTGCAGGCGGACAAGGCGGCGTATCTTGGCAAGTCGCTGGACTGCTACCGCAAAACGCTGACACGGGCGCGTTTCCGCATGGCGTCGCACCCTGAAGTGGTGTGGCTGCTGAAAAAAATGTCTTGACGCGATGTCCTACTCTGTGGTGCAATTATGGCACGCTGTTTTTTCGTGCGTCTGCACGGCGGCGGCGTAACTCCAAAACAGTTAATCATCAAACTCAAGGGGCGGCCTTTTCGGGCTGCCCTTTCGTTTTGCGGGCGGATTATGGATATTACGGTGCGGGTGGATGTGGAGCGGACTATCCGCCGGCTGACGCTGCTGCAGCGTGAGCAGATTCCGTTTGCTTCGGCGCTCTCGACTTTCCGCGTGGCCAAGAAAATCATCAAGGCGGAAAAAGAAGAGATGCGGCAGAAGTTCGACCGTCCGACGCCTTACACGCTCAACAGCTTGGAAATCAACCCGAAGCGGCCGGATAAGTCGAAGCCCTCGGCGCAAGTGTGGCTGAAATACTTTGCAGGTAAGGGGACGCCGGCGGAAAAATACCTGCTGCCGGAAATCGACGGCGGCAGCCGTAACCTGAAACGCTTTGAAAAGGCGCTGATCGCGGCGCGGGTGATGCCGGCCGGATGCTTTGCGGTGCCGGGCAAGTCTGCCAAAAAGGACGCTTACGGCAATATGAGCCGCGGGCAGATCGTGCAGATTCTGTCTTACTTCCGGGCGTTTCCGGAAAGGGGCTATCGGGCGAATATGTCCGACCGCCGCAGGGAATCGCTGGCTCGCGGTACGCAGGGCAGACGCGGACGTGCCGGCCAGCGCGGCTTTGTTTATGTCGCCATCCGCGAACGGCAGGGGCACCGCGCCCCGGGCATCTACCAGCGCATGGCAGGCGGCAAGAATTGGAAGTGCGTGCTGAAGTTCGTGCGGCCGCCGTCCTACCGTCCGTTGGCGGACTACTATGGCGTGGCGCAGCGGGTGGTCGACGACAACCTGAGCCAGGAGTTCGGCCGGGCGCTCGCCCAAGCCCTGCGGTCGGCCCGCTAGCCCAGTCCGCCCAAACAAACGGAGCGAAGCGAAAAGGTACTCCGCCACCCGATCGAAACGCGGGAAATTCGAACCCCGTTTTGTGTGAAGCGGGAGCGTTCCTTAGCTTCCTTACTCCCTTTCAGGCTGCCTTTGCCGGCAGCCTTTTTGTTTGCAGTTTTAACAGTTTGAGGACAGACCATGCTGGTAAACAAACGCCAACTGTCCGAGATTTTAGGCATAAGCGAAAGGAGCCTGACCGACTGGCAGAAAGAGGGCATGCCTGTTGCAGGCTATGCCGAGAATCGCGGGCAGGCCAACGAATACGACACCCGCGCCGTGATTGGCTGGTTAGTGCAGCGCGAGATAGAGCGCCTGCACAAAGAGAAGCCGCGCGACCGGCTCGACCGGCTCAAAGCCGACGCCATCGAACTAGACATCAAAGAGCGCACTGGCGAGCTTGCCCCTGCCGCCTTATTCGAACGCATGTGGGGCGACCACATCCTAGCCGCGCGCACCGAATTTCTGACTTTGCCCGACGCCCTAGCCACCGAGCTTGCCGCCATTACCGGCGCCGACATCGACCCCGACACCATTGCCGCCCACATCAACCGCGCGCTTGAAAAGCTCGCCAACTACGGCGCAGAGGACGACCAAGATGCAGACCAGTTACCAAGCGATGCAGCAGCAGATGGCTGACACCGCCCGCCGCGTCATGCGGCAGGCCGTTGCCAAATGGGCGCCGCCCGAAAAAGTCCGCACCCGCGACTGGGCGAACAAATACCGCTACCTCTCCAGCATCGAAGCCGCCCGCCCCGGCAAATACGCCCTGGCCGTAACCCCCTATCTCGAGTGGGACAACAGCCCGCTGGACGCACTCGACGATCCCAATGTCCAAGTCATCTGCTGCCAAAAATCCGCGCAGGTCGCCTGGACAAGCGGTGTGCTCGGCAACTTTCTCGGCAAAACCATCGACACCGCCCCCGCGCCCATCCTTGTGCTGTTTCCAAAAGAAGGCGCCGCCAAGGAGTACATGGACGAGAAATTCACCCCGATGGTCGAAGCCACCCCCGCCCTGCAGGGCAAAATCGACACCCGCGCCCGCGTCGCCGGCCAGCGGCAGCTGTTTAAGAAATTCCCCGGCGGCTTTTTAAAGCTCGTCGGCTCCAACAGCCCCGCCAGCGTCAAATCCAGCCCCGTGCCGATTGTCTGCGTCGAAGAGCCCGACGACTGCAACCTAAACCTGCGCGGGCAAGGCGACAGCATCAAGCTCGCCAAAGAGCGCACCAAAACCTACCGCCGCCCCAAAATCGTTTTAGGCGGCACCCCCACCATTGCCGGCGTCTCCACCATTGCCGCCGAGATGGAATTAAGCGACAAGCGCGTCGGCATGGTGCCCTGCCACGACTGCGGCGAAGCCCACGTCTTGAGTTTCGACAACCTGCGCTGCGACCGCGACCCGCACGGCAACCACCCCATATTTGGCAAAGAACTGCCCGAAACCGCCTACTACGCCTGCCCCCACTGCGGCAGCGTGTGGAACGACATGCAGAAAAACCGCAATGTCAAAAAAGGCTGGTGGCAGGCCACCGCCCCTTTCCACGGCACCGCCGGCTTTTACCTCAACGAGCTGTACAGCCCCTTTCCCGGCTCCGTATTCGCCGAGCTGATGAAAAAATGGCTGACCGCCCGCCACGAAGCCGAAAACGGCGAAATCGCCGCCATGATCGCCTTTGTCAACTCCTCAATGGGAATCCCCTTTGAGATGGTAAGCGAGGGCGTGCAGGAAGACGAGCTGTCCGAACGCGCCGAAGACTACGCCGAAAACACCGTCCCGCGCGGCGGCCTGCTGCTTACAATGGGCGTCGACGTCCAGCACGACCGGCTCGCCGTCATCATCCGCGCCTGGGGCCGCGGCGAAGAAAGCTGGCTCGTCTGGTGGGGCGAAATCCACGGCAACACCATCGACCGCGCCTCCGACGTCTGGAAAAAGCTGGCCGAGATGGTTTTTCAGGCTGCCTACCGCTCCGAAACCGGCGCCGCCATGAAAATTGCCGCCGTCAGCATCGACAGCTCCGACGGCACCACCTCCGACGCCGTCTATCACTTTGTCCGCAGCGTCCGCAATAAGCGCGTCGCCGTGCTCGCAGTCAAAGGCAGCTCCAACCCCGACAAAGAGATTTTCAGCAAGCCGCGCCCCATCGACCTCAAACACCGCAACACCAAAGCCGACAAATACGGCGTGCAGGTGTACAGCGTCGGGGTCGGAAAAGCCAAAGACCTGCTGATCGACGAGCACGCCCGCATCAATCTCACCGGCAGCGGCCCCGGGCGCATGCACTTTTACCGCGGCGTGCGCGCCGACTACTGCGGCCAGCTGTTGAGCGAGATAAAAGTACCCAGCCGGCTCAACAAGCACAAAAAAGTGTGGCAGAAAAAGGTAGGCGTGCGCAACGAAGCGCTCGACTGCGAAGTCTATGCCCTGCACGCCGCCCGCAGCCTCGGCACCCACACCATGAGCGCCGCCAAATGGGCGCTTTTGGAAAACGCCCTGCTGCAGGCCGAGCTGTTTGCCGAGCCCAAAACCGAGCCACCGCCCGACCCCGCACCCGCCGAAGCCAAGCCCGGCAACGGCAGCAGTTACAGCGCCGTCAGCCGCCGCCGCGGCGGCAACTTTGCCACCAACTTTTAACCCACAGGCAGCCTGAAAACCTTTCAGGCTGCCTTTTTACCCGCATGCAGAAACAAGAGTTTAAAAACGCCACCCTGTATCTGGCCGACTGCGCCGACATCCTGCCGCAGCTGGTTACCGATACTCCCCCCGATGCGCTGATTAGCGACCCACCCTATGTGCTGTACGCCGTCGGCGGCGGTATCGGCAGGCAGCGGCAGTATATGGGCGCCATCGACGGGCATTTGGACGGTGGCTTTGATACTGCCATGCTGGCGGCGTTTGAAAATTGGTTTGTGTTTTGCGGAAAAAACCAGCTTGTATCGTTGTTTGCGCAAGCTGAGCGTCAGGGGCTGCGCTACCAGCTCCTTACCTGGAACAAGCGCAATCCAACCCCTCTGACTAACGGCAACTACCTGCCCGACACCGAATACATGGTGCACGCCTTTAAAAAGCACATTTGGGCAAACAAAACCCGCTTTATTGTCGGCAATGTCGAGAAAAACCCGTTTGACCACCCCACGGTCAAGCCGCAGTATGTGATGGACAAAGCCTTAACTTCCGCCAGCGCCGAGGGCGATTTGGTGTTGGACCCGTTTATGGGCACCGGCAGCACCGGTGTCGCCGCCTTAAGGCTGGGTCGGCGCTTTATCGGCATCGAAAAAGAACCGAAATATTTTGACATCGCCTGCCAGCGCATCGAAAACGCGCTCGCGCAGGGCAGATTGTTTTAAAGGCAGCCTGAAAACATGAAACTCACCACCGAACAGCGCACCCGCTACATCGCCGAGCTGGCCGATGCGCAGGAAATCGTCAAAAGCCTCAAGCAGGCCTATATGGATCACGCTGCCGGCCGCGGGCTGACAAAACGCTACAAAATCAAAGACCGCGAAATGGAGTTTGCCAGCCTGGCCGAGCTGTTGAAGCAGCTGCGCTGGTGGCAGCAGGAAATCGCTCGCCTTGAAGCGCTGCTGGGACTTGCCCCCTCGCGTCCCCGCCGCATTATTTCCCGTTTCGGACAGTAAACCATGAAAAATACTCCGCCCGCCGCGCCCAAGCGCGGCTTTTTTGCGCGCCTGTTCGGCCGCCGCACCCCGCCGCCGCCGCAAAACCGGCGCAGCTTTGCCGCTGCCCGCCCCGCCGGCAGCCTGTCGGGCTGGACGCCGCAAAACTGGAGCGCCGACGCCCTTGCCCGCTCCGATTTGGACAGGCTGCGCGCCCGCGCCCGCAGCCTTGCCCGCGACAACGACTATATGCGCAAGTTTTTGCAGATGGTCGAAAGCAATGTGGTCGGCCGCGACGGTTTCGCCCTGCAGATGCGCGTGCCTTCCGACCGCGGCGACGGCCAGGACGCAGCGGCCAACAAGGCCATCGAAGCGGCCTTTGCCCGCTGGGCGCGGCGCGGCAGCTGCGACGTTGCCGGCATGTACTCCTTTGCCGATTTGCAGCGCCTGCTGGTGCGCTCGGTCGCCCGCGACGGCGAAGCGCTGGTACGCCACATCCACGGCTTTGACAACGGCTTCGGCTATGCCCTGCAGGTGCTCGATATCGACCGCCTCGACACCGGCTACAACCGCCCCGCTACCGCCCACCAAAACGCGGTGCGCATGGGCGTGGAGCTCAGCGGCGGCCTACGCCTCGCACCGTGGCTCGACTGGAGCGGCAACGTAACGCTCAGCAGCAACAAGATCCGCAACTTCACGGAGTACGTCAACACCTACCAGGGCGGGAAAGAACAGCCGCAGACGGTCAATGAGCTGGGCACGACGGATATCGCCTTCTCGCCCAACGAAGCCCTCAGCGGCGAAGAGGGTATTGAGCGCTACTAAAGCATCCGTCTCCACCGAGGCGATCCGCCCGTAGTGCTCCTTGGCTACCTCAGGGTAGAGCCGTACGAAGTCGGAGAGAGAGCCGATGAAGATCCCCTGAGGAAAGGCGTGCGAAGCCCAGTAGGGTGACCCTTCGGAGAGAAGAAGCTTCCAGTCCCCAGCGAAGAGCTTCGCTAGATCCGTGCGCTGGTAATCTTCGCTCTTGAAGCGAGGGAGTCCTAGGCGAGCAAAGGTATCATAAGCCCCCTCACGGTAGTGACCGAGGAGCTGGGGGCGCTCTCGTAGCTCTTGGCTGTGCTCAGCGAAGAGCTCGAGGTACTGCTTGGTGATCGCTTCCATAGTCGCTTATTCTCCTACCTCGTCCTTGATCCAGTCGTAGCCACGCTTCTCGAGCTCGAGGGCTAGTTCAGGCCCACCGCTACGTACGATACGTCCCTTGTAGAGGACATGGACGTAGTCGGGGCGGATGTAGTCCAGTAGACGCTGGTAGTGTGTGATGACGATGGTTGAAGTCTCAGGGCTACGAAGCTCATTGACCCCCTTAGCGACGATACGCAGAGCATCGATATCCAGCCCACTATCCGTCTCGTCGAGGATCGCAAGCTTGGGCTCTAGCATCGCCATCTGGAAGATCTCATTGCGCTTCTTCTCACCACCGGAGAAGCCCTCGTTGACCGACCGGCTAGCGAGCTTGCTATCTAGCTCGACGAGCTCTCTCTTCTGCTTCATTAGCTTGAGGAACTCTGCCGCAGGTAGTGGGTCGAGGCCTGCAGCCTTACGACGCTCGTTGAGCGCTGCACGCATGAAGTTGACCATGCTCACCCCTGGGATCTCCACAGGATACTGGAAGCTGAGGAAGAGCCCTAGATGAGCACGCTCCTCTGGCTCTAGTTCGAGCAGATCCTGCCCTTCGAAGGTGACTGATCCTTCAGTGACTTCAAAGGTAGGATGACCAACGAGGACCGAGGAGAGGGTACTCTTCCCCGAACCGTTAGGTCCCATGATGGCATGGATCTCCCCCTTGCCGACGGTGAGGTTGATCCCCTTTAGTATCTCTTTATCTCCAATGGATGCATGGAGGTTCTCTATCTTAAGCATATATCTATAGGATATGGGTAGTAATAAGGATGGTGTGGGGTGCTTGCCTAGAAGGACTAACCTACGGAGCCTTCCAGAGAGATGGAGAGAAGCTTCTGCGCTTCGACAGCGAACTCCATCGGGAGCTTATTCATGACTTCCTTAGCGTAGCCATTGACGATGAGGCCGACTGCCTCCTCGACTCCGATACCACGCTGCTGGCAGTAGAAGATCTGGTCTTCGCTGATCGTGCTCGTGGTAGCTTCGTGCTCGACGATGGCAGTGTCATTGTCTACATGGACGTAGGGGAAGGTATGAGCGCCACAGCGATCGGAGAGCAGAAGGCTATCGCACTGCGAATGGTTGCGAGCGTTCTCTGCCCCGGGGCCTGCATAGACGAGACCACGGTAGCTATTCTGGCTCTGCCCTGCGCTGATCCCCTTGGAGACGATACGACTACGGGTATTTTTACCGAGGTGGATCATCTTCGTCCCCGTGTCAGCCTGCTGGAAGTGATTGGTCACCGCCACGGAGTAGAACTCTGCCACGGAGTCATCCCCCTCGAGGCCGCAG